GTGAGAGCCTCATACTTATTGGGTTCCTTATCAATGAAATGGGTATGTTCCATTTCTATGTATTTAATGAAATACGATTTTTGTTTCTAAGCTTATTTTGGGGGTTGCATTTTGGCAAGCATCTTTATGAGAATTTTATTTTGGGTTTCCAATTGGTAGCAGAGGTTAACGAGGGCGGAGCATACAGTATCACCGTCTGGGGTCGCCAAGAGGGAGCTCATGAGACCCGCGAGATCCATACCCTCTTCATCCTCCTCTTGGAAGAAATCCCCATCATCATCCTCGTCAAACTCCAACTCTTCCTCTTCCTCTTCGGAGACAATCTCCCCCTCTTCAACTTCCTCAACTGGTTCTTCATCTTCAGGACGAGACGACATTTTAACTTATACTGAGAATTTTCAAAATCAAAATTTTCGCACTCAGGTGCGGTTTCACCCGAAATTATTTTCTCTGCTTATAGTACAAAAACTCTCACAATGGCCGGTGGTCTTATGCAACTCGTCGCCTACGGCGCCCAAGACGTCTACTTGACTGGTAACCCAAAGGTTACCTTCTTCCAAGCTGTCTACAAGCGTCACACTAACTTCGCGATGGAAAACATCGAACAAACTGTCAACGGTACCGCGGCCAACTCTGGCCGTGTGTCCGTCACTATTGCCCGCAACGGGGATTTGGTCGGCGACATGTACGTCGAGCTCCAATCCGCGGCGGCGAACACCAGCACCGCGGATGGTGATGATGCTTGCTGGGTCGCTGAACGTGCGATCGCGTCTGCCGAACTCTCCATCGGTGGTCAGCGCATCGACAAGCACTACCAACGCTGGTGGCGTTTGTACTCCGAGCTTTACTTGGATGATGCCAAGAAGGCTAACTGGGCTAAGATGACCACTGCCAAGACTGGTAACACCGTGTACTTGCCTTTGATCTTCTTCTTCAACCGCAACCCAGGTTTGTACTTGCCATTGATCGCCCTTCAATACCACGAAGTGCGCATCGACTTTGACTTGACCTCCACTTTCTCCACCTACTTGAGCACCACCGTGTTCAAGGTGTGGGCGAACTACGTGTACTTGGACACCGAGGAGCGTCGCCGCTTCGCGCAAAAGGGTCACGAATACCTCATCGAGCAAGTGCAACACACTGGCTCCGACACCGTCACTGCGGGTTCCACCTCCAACAAGCGTTTGTCTTACAACCACCCAGTCAAGGAACTTGTGTGGTGCTTCAACGACCCAGCGTCTGGTAACGTTGCCACCTCTTTGTGGAACTTTACCTCGTCCCCAGCGGCGGCTGACATCGTCCTTGAATGCGATGCCCGCGCGGGTACCGCGGCCAACTGCTACGTGCCAATCGGCCAAGCGGGTGGTGTGCCACTCTACAACTCGGATGCCTCCACTGCGGACTTCGATGAAGAGCGTGTTGGCCCAATGACTGACTTCAAGTTGGTCCTCAACGGCCAAGACCGTTTCAAGGCCCAAAAGGGTAAGTACTTCAACCAAGTGCAAGCGTACAACCACCACAGCGGTAACCCATACGCGGGTGTGTACTCGTACTCCTTCGCTCTCAAGCCAGAAGAACACCAACCAACTGGCACGTGCAACTTCTCGCGCATTGACAACGCTCAAGTCGCGGTTACTCTCCCAGCGTTGGTTCCATCCACCACCATGCACATGTTCGCGGTCAACTACAACGTTCTCCGCATCCAATCGGGTATGGGCGGTTTGGCCTTCTCTAACTAAGCTAATTATGGCTTAAATATATAAAAAATCGTCTCGCGTATTTAAACACAAAAATTAACATAATTCAAATATGTTAAGTTTTGTTTAGCGTTTTCAAATTAGAAATAATCTCGGTATAATCTAAATGGACGGTGCTAAGATACTACTTCTTGCGTGTGTACTATCATCATGCGTTTCTAGCTCCCAGTCGGCTGTTTGTAAAGCAATACCAGGAAAAACGTGTACTAATGTACATGGAAGTTTAACGAGTTTAATTTGTTGCGTAGCAATTTTGATGGTTCTCTTTGCCAAATAATTTTTGTCTGTATATATCAAATGGCAAGCAAACAAAAAACAACACAGCAGCAATTGGGTATGTGGATTCCAGTATCAATCCTTGTTGCTGGTATTATTGTGACGGTTGTTGCGATTTCAAGAAATAAATAAAATGTAGTGTTATAGTATAAAAAAAAATGGGTCTCACTGTGACAGAAAATGTTGAATTGGGTGTTGGTCTTACCGTAGACTCATACTACATCTCTCTCAATGAAAATGATATCCGTGTTCAACGGAGACAGGAGCGCGAGCACGTGTACACCGAGGAGGGTGGACACCAGGAAGTCTTGAAGGCTCCCAAGTTCCTTGTCGAAGCTGGTTTCACCTCGTGGATCTCAAAGGCGGCGAAGGATGCGGGTAATGGTAGCATCGGTCGCAAGAGTGTCTCTTTGGAATTGGATGCTGCTCCAACTGGAAATATTTATGAACTCGTGTACAATAAGTTAAAAGAAGGACTCACTAATTACGTAGATGCATAAAGTGTACACAGACGGAAGTTGTTTGGGAAACCCAGGTCCAGGTGGTTGGGCCGTATTTGGTGCTGGCATTAATATGTCAGGAGGACAAGATGGAACAACAAACAACATCATGGAAATGACTGCCGTCGTTCAGGCACTTCAACAGTGCCTCGCACGCAACATTCTTGAGATACACCTGTTTACAGACAGTACATATGTCAAGAATGGAATAACTTCATGGATTAAGAATTGGAAGAGGAATGGGTGGCGCACCGCTGCTGGCACACCTGTAAAGAATAAGGAGTTGTGGATCGAGATTGATACACTCCAGAGTAAGATGACCTCTGTGGAGTGGTGTTGGGTCAAGGCACACAATGGACATCCACAGAATGAACTGGTGGATACCATGGCACACCAAGAGGCCACCGAGATTAAAAATAGCCGCGTAAAATAATGGAGCCCCACTCGTGGTGTGAGAAGCAGGAGAAGCTCCTCAAATCGTGGGCCGAGAGAGCCGCGGGATATCGCTGGCTTCATAACCACGCGCGTCTTCACTTCAAAAAACAGAATGATTACCTGTCATACCCGAGTATAATCATCGCGAGTATCACAGGTGTTGGGGGGTTCGCAGTTCTCAATCCAAGTGGGAATGATAGTGTTTCATCGGAAACTCGCGCTAAAATTATGATTGTACAATACTTTTTTGCGTTCCTCAATGTTTTGGGTGGTATCCTCACATCTATAGGTAAGTTCAGCCAAAGTTTGAGTCTCTCAGAGGCACACTCTGCGATGTGTGTCCAGTACTCCAAGTACTATAGAAATATAGATATGGAATTGTCCCTTGATGAGAATGACCGCACGGGGGTTGTTGATTTTGTGAAGAAGTGTCGCGAAGAGTATGATAGACTTCTTGATGAAGCCCCAGATATCCCAGCAATATCTATAGAGGCGTTCAATTTGGAGTTCCCTGATAAAGTGAATAAACCCGATGTGTGTAATGGTCTAAGTATCATTATATGTGATGAGACCGCGTCACAACTCGCATCAAAACGAGCTGTGATGAGGTGGTTAGGGGCGTTCAAGGGCGTTGTGGGCGTCACCCGCAAAAGTAGAGATATAGACGACTTAGCGAGAATGGAAAGCGTATAAAGACACGTAGACAATTTCAGTAAATGGACGACTATATACTGGAAATACCTAACTTTTTGCCGAATGATGTGTGTACATCCATCATTCGACGATTTGAAAATGATTCCCGAAAAAAGCATGGATACTTTTCATACCCAGTGGATGGCGAGATCGTCCAGAGAGACAAAGAAAATACAGAACTCATGATTTCGGGTCTCGAGGGGTGGACAGATATAGAGAGATTTTTCACAGACGCAGTCCAAAAGGCTTTCGCGGTATACATGGATCATCTGAAGACAAACTTCAATTATGATTGTAGTTGTCACGTGTACGACCGAGAACTTTCTCAAAAAAACTTTTACTTTACACCATTCCCCGTACAGCGTATAGAGAAGGGGTGTAAGTATGAATGGCACCACGATGGAGACTTTCATCGTGGATACTTTGTACAGGCTTTGTTCTATCTAAATACACTCGAGGAAGGTGAGGGTGGATGTACAGAGTTTAGAAATGGTCGAAAGGTGAGACCCGAGGCTGGTAAACTCCTGATTTATCCATGCTCTTGGACGTATCTTCACACGGGTGGTGAAGTTTTGGGAGGTCCCAAGTATATTTGTACATCAACGTTGGGTTTTAATTCTCAGATTTAAGTAGGAATGTTTATAGTTATCCTACTATTCACATTATGGTTTTTTCGTCATGCAAGACTCTGCCCCTGTGACGAAAAAGCTAAAGACTGTTATAGAACAGAATTCTACGGGTTCCAGTATGGACATTTCTTCCTGTACACACTTCTGGGTGCCATGTATCCCAAACAGTTTTGGTTTTGGATAACTTTGGGTGTTGTTTGGGAAATATTTGAGTACTGGCTTTCACAGAGAGAGGACATTGTCCATGAACTTGGTGGCTGCCTTTCACCATCAGATGAACAAACACCCCTCTGGTTTCGTAAAGTTTATGGAGGACAACACAAATACGAAAACTTTATTGACACATTTTTTGGAATTAAAAACTCAAGTGTCCATACTTGGCATTACTCAATTGGTGAAAACCTCACCAATGTGATTGGTTTTACTTTAGGACAAATCATACATAAAAACTTGACGCGTATGTAACACAAAGATGAACATAGGTATCCTTACAGCTGGTGGCGTTTGCCCAGGGGTGAACACCCTCATTCGTTCAATCACCCTCCGTGAGAAGAACCAAGGAAACAAGGTCTATGGCTTCAATGGGGGATTTAGGGGTCTCAATGCAAATATTCAAGAATATTTTGAACATAAATATCTTGATGACGGACCAGGTACATTTTTAAAAACGTCATATGATTACGTAGACGTTGACAAAGCGGTCAATACATTGAGAGACTATGACCGTCTGTACTGTATATGTGGAAACGAGTCTATGAAATCTGCGAGAGATTTGGCTCTCGATGACCGTGTACATACAAATATTATTGGAATCGCCAAG